TGCGCACGAGGTTGCGGGCGCGCGCGGCGATGTCGTCGGCGGTCTCGCGGTAGGGCTCGCCGGTGAAGCGGTCGTCGAACGAGACCTCGCCGCCCTCGGCGCGGCTCTTGCGCGAGCGGCGCGCGACATCGAGGGCGATGGCGACGGCTTGCTTGTCGGCGCGACGCTTGCCGAACTTTCCCTCGGTGTGGGCGTAGGTCGCGCCGGTGTGTAGCTCGCGAATGTTGTCGGAGATGACAGAGCGCGAAGAACCCCTCTTGAGCGGCATCGCGCCCTCCCAGCTAGAACGTCGACAGCGCCACCCTTCTCCAAGTGTTGGTGGCTACGCACAGATACAGGAAAGTTGAGCTGGCCGCCACCTGCCCCGCTGTGCCCGCCGACGTCGAGGTTGCCGGCACCGGAACGAGGTTGAGCGACTTCTGGGCAGCCAGGGCCTGATAGATCAGGCCCATATACTCGACCCCGGCCTTCTGCGTCGAATTGATAGTGTCGAGATCGGCCGCAGCCATCACCGCCTCCCTTGCACCGAATAACGGTACCTCACATAGCCGAGGCGCGAGAAGCTACCAAGGTCGCTGCCGAAGAAGGTGATGCTGACGAGCGCGCCGCGGAAGCGGGTGGTGATGAACTGCGTCGCCTGCGTCACGGTGTAGGGGCCGTAGGTCCGCGGCGTGGCGCCCGGGTAATCGAGCACGCTAAACGTCATCTGGATCTGCGCGGTGGTCGCCTGCCCAAACTCGCCGTACTTGAAGTCGGGGATCCACTGGTCGACGAAGGCGTAATCCTCGCCCTCGCCGATGCGGAAATAGCCGGTGGTGTAGGACCACGCCATCGGCTGGCCGGCGGCATCGTTGCCGGTCTCGTGCTGGTAGATCACGCCAGACGGCGTCGCGCCGATCGGCGCACCGAACACGTTCTGGTCGGTCCAGGCCGAGCGCGCCAGATAGCCATAATCCCAGGGCTGCCCCGGCTCGGAGATGTTTTGCTTGACGTAGGCGTCGCATTCGCCGCTGGCGCTCGCCAGCGTCGGGAACAGATAGCCGACCTCATTGAAGCCGGTGTTGGGCATCGCCCGCACGTTCTCGACGAAGGCGGTGTTGAGGTTCTGAAACACGAAGTCCCAGACCGGACACGGCACCACCTCGACGCCGCTGCCGGCGTAGCGATAGAAGTTCGACAGGCCCATCCAGTAGACGCCGCCGCGCAGCTTTTGCACCGCATGACTGGAACACGCGCCGGCGCCGGCGCCGATCATGTTGAAGCCGTAGACGTTCGGGAAGCCGATAAAGTTCATCACCCAGAGGTCGAGGTCGGTCCAGATCAAATTCTGGTTCGACACCGCCATCCCCGACACGATGCGCGATCCGATCGGGATGCGGAAGTTGCGCGCGAGATTGGTGTCCGACGGCGTCCAATCGAAGAAGTTGCCGCTGTCGCACCACTGCACCAGCATCGGATCCTGCAGCACGCCGATCTGCTCGGTGACGGTCGAGCCGTAGGCGATCACGATCTGCGCCGAGGTCGACACGAACATGCCGGCGTTGAAGATCGGCCCCGAGGAGATCAGGCTGGCGTTCTCGAAGCCCCCGGTCGGATCCCAGTAATAGATCCCGCCATCCTTCGGGCAGGCCAGCAGCAGCTGGCCCCAATTGTCGGAGGTCCAATCCTCGGCCTGGATCGGGGTGCCTTGCTGCACCGGCTCAGCGACCCCGGTGCCGTAGCCGCCAAGACCATAGCCGCCGAGGCCGTAGCCGACGCCGCCAGGAGGCGGACCCAGCGTGATGTAATAGACCAGCTGGGCGTTTCCGCCATTCATCGATGCCGAGCCGGTCGCGGTGGCCTGTGAGCTAACCGGGATAACGAAATTGTTGGCGTCAGTGATCGTCGCGGCGGTGTAGAGGCCGTCTATGGTGACGCCATTAACCGCCGTTGGGATCGGGAATACGATGGTGTTGGCGGGCGAAGCTCCGAGGCCATGGCTCGGGAGCGCGACCGACACATTGGAGCTGCCGAGCGTGGTCGAAAACACCGGCACGGCGCCGCCATTGGTCACAGCCGACGTCGCGTTGGTCGCCGCCGTGATCCGGTATTTGGTGGTGCCGCTGACCACATCGATCGGATAGAGCCCGGACAGGATGATGCCGCCGACCGAAACTGGGGTGTTGAAGAACACCGAATCGTAGGTGGTGACGGTGTTGATGTTGAGGTCATCGACCTCCACCACCGGCGAGCCGAGCGTGGTGGTGAACTTCGGTGCGAAGTTGGTGGTCTTGGTCTGCGGCGTCAGATCCTTCAGCGTCGACCCAGTGATCGCGGCGAGTTGCTGCGTGGTCCCAATCGCGAGGCGCGAGACTTGGTTGAGATCCTGCCATGCATGCAGATCGCGCGGCACGCCGGCCACCGCGAACGGATAAAAATTGACCCAGCCGCCGTATTTCTGCACCAAGCCGTCGCGGTAGCGGATCAATTGGCTCGCGACAACGCCAGCCTCGTTCAACGTCGGCGTGCGCTCGACATTGACCCCGGGGATGAGTTTTACGCCGCCGAACGGCATCGGCTAGCTCCCCGTCCGGATTACCCAAATGCCAGCGACCTGGGTGTTTGGCATGTTGTTGTGAGCGGCGCCGCCACCGGTCGAGTAGGTGGTGTCGATGCCGTTGGAGCTGTTCACGCGAACCCCGGTACTCGCAGACCCTGTTGACGCAGAAGCCAGATTCACCTGCTGAGAGGACGATCCGGTAATGCCGATTGAATTGCTGGTGAACTGTGCTGCGGTGAATGAGTGCTGGTGCCCCGGATCGTAGATGCCGGCAGCGTGGAAATGCTGCGGCATCTGATTGGAGGTCAACGTCACCGTCTGGGCGTCGAGCCCGGTGCCCAAGACCTGTCCATTGATGCCGCACCCGGCCACCGTGACGCGGACGCCGGTGCCGTCATAGGCCAGCGGGAAGCGCCCGCGCAAATCCGGGACGCCGAATGTGGTGACGCCGTTCCCGCCGAAATTCCCCTGCATCCTGGCGCCGAGATAGGGGAATTGCGAAAAATTATAAACGCCGCCATCTGCCAGCACATAGGGCGGCACCGTGCAGGCCGCCACCCAGGCCGGCATGGCGGTGAGACCGGCCCAAAATTCCATGCCCCCGACCCGGCCGCCAAGATCGACAAAGCGCACATTGGCGCCGTCATTGTAGATCGAGATGCGCTCGCCCTGGTCGACCGCCACCACCTCGGTGGCGGTAACACCTCGGAACGACAGCACGAAGGCGCCGGTGGTGAGGTTCTCGACCACATAGACGCCCGGCAACGGCAACGTCACCACCTCGTTGGAGGCGAGCGCGCCAGTGAACCGCAGCACCCGGTTCTGGGACTGCGTCGGCCCCGGCGTCGGGGTCGCAGTGAAGCTAGCCGGAGCACTCAAGGTCAGTGCGCCGCCCGTAACCGCGATGGTCTGCACGCCGCCGATGAAGCCGTCGATCGCCACCATGTTGGGGTTGACGTCTAGCTCGCCCCACAAATCAACATCAGCGCCGGTAAGCGGCACGATGATGCCAGCATTGACTGTCCGCGGATTGGCCACTTGCTAGTCCCCCTTCAGGTGCGCGGCGGCGTCGCGATCGGGTCTGGCGACTTCGACGACCACCCCTGCGACCCGAACTTCTTCCTGATCTCCTCGACCTTAGCCGACTCGATCAGCGGTTGAACATGGCTTTCCCAAGAGACGGCCTGTTGCGGGTTATCGCCCATTGAGGAGAAGTTCTTCTGATAACCCGACGCGAACACCATCGCAGCCGCCAGGAAGACGTCGGGCAGGTATTGGCTCAAAAATGTGGTCTGGTTGCTGGCCGATAGTGGCGCCGGGCGGATGGTGCCGACAACCTCGACCGTGTAGGCGCCGTCCGGCCACGGGCCGAGGATCCAATCCTGCTGGCTGATCGGCGCGATATAGGCCGGCACCCCCTCGCCGACCGCGCTCGGATAGACCACGTCGAGAAACTCCTTCGAGGCCGGCAGCAGCGGCACCCGTGTGCCCAGCTCGGGGTTGGTGGTGCCGGCCGGCGTGATCGCGTTCACCTCCTCAACCACAACGAAGGTGCCGCTTGTCGTCGGCAGCGTGAATTTGCGGCTGCCTGTGGTGAGCGTCCCGGTCGCCGTCACCACGGTCGAGAGCAGGTCCAACTCGCGATAGAGGCGCTGCTCGGCATCGTCGATGATGTTCGGCAGCGCCGTGACGAAGCCGGCATCGGTCGGTTCGACCGGCAGCATGTTGGCCAAGGACGAGACGAAAGTGTTGTAGGTCAACCCAGCCATGGCTCACTCCTCTTAGGGGCAACCGGGCGGGCTCGCGCCGAAGATCGCCTGATTGATGAAGATCCGCGGCCAGCTGTCCCCCCAATAATTGGTCGGGGCGTTGTACTGCAAGCTCTGCCAGTTGGCGTGCGCCGGCGTTGTGAGTGAAAGCGCGCAGCGCAAGTATGGCGTCACGCCCAGCGCCCGAAAGATCGCGCCGACCATCAGCGTCTGGCTGAAAACAAAAGGATGGATGCCCTGGCTGTCGAAGTCGTGCGTCAGGGTCTGGCCAGCCATATAAGCCTGAAAAGCATCCATCTCCGCATTCATGTCGATGACGGAGGCTCCCTTGACCGCAGCGGCTGCGCGTATGGCATCGTTGATCGTGCGGGTGCCGCCGCCAGCCCCGCCGACGAAGGGGGTGTCAAACTGGCTGTTGAGCGGAGCCGGCGAATAATCGAACATGGTCATGACGTAGACCTTGGCCGGGGCCACCGCGTCTATCAGGGCCTCCAGCTCGCCCTGGTATTGGTCCGGGTCCATCGAGGTGTCGCCGGCATCCTCGAAAATGACGATGTCCTTGGCGCCGATCATGCCGCTCGCCACTCTCGCCGCGAGCCGCGCTGGGGCGGTGGAGTCGCCCATCCCCGTGTTGCCGTAGACAACGCGCACGGCCACTCCATTCTCAGCCAACACTGCGTTGGCTTCGGTCCAGATCGAGCGGAAGACGTAGAGCGGGTGCGACGGCACAATGGTGTCGGAGAAGCTGCCCAGCGCGTAACCGCGCGAGATGCTGTCGCCGACAAGGTGAACCGTTTGCGCCAACGCGACCCCGCAAGAGAGCAGGAGCGCAACGATGATCCCGACAAGCACTTTGAACATTGAATTACTGATCTCCGAAGCAGACCACCCGATAGCCGGGGGCCTCCAAGTTCTGGGAATCATCCGGCTTGCGGTTGACGATGGTAATAGAGCCGGCGGCCTGCGACGACACCGTCGGGATCCCCAAGGTTGAGGAGCCGGACGTCGCCGTCGCGGTGCAGGCGAAGCTGGATGAACTGAAAGCCGTGTTGAAGCTGACCGTGATGTTGCCGACCGAGTTGTAGGTGCAGCTGGGGGCATTGTAGTTCGCCTGAACGGTGCAAACGCCACCGCTCACCGTGACATAGGACCACGCCTTGGAGACACCTGGATGGTACTGGGTTCGACCGGGGGTCACCGCCACCGTATTGTCAGTGGCCGTTTCCATGTTGGCCTGCGTCGCAGCCGTTGTCGTCAGGGTGCAGGCGCCGGTGCTTGTGATCGTGCACGTACCGGAATTGACGGTGAGCCCCGCGCCGATGATTTGAACGCTGGTCACCGTGCCGGTCCCGCCAGCCGAGATCCAGGAGGTGTTGCCAGAGCCGTCGGTCGAGAGAACCTGTCCGCTGGAGCCGTTCCCCACCGGCAATTGAAAGTTGGTGGCGCCGGCCGCCGCAGCCACCTTGATGGCAGCGCTGCCGGACGTGGCCCCGTTCAACGTAATCTGGCCGCCGGTGCCGCCATTGGCGCCCAGCGTCGGCGTCGCGGTGGCGGTCACAGCATTGGCGCTCGCCGAAGCGAGCACGGTGCCGGCCGCCGTCGTTGCCGGGAAGGTTGCCGTGGTCCACGACGGCGCCCCACCCGCTCCGGAGGCCAGATGCTGATTCGCGGTGGCGGTCCCGGCGAGAATGGCCAGCGCGCTGGCTGTTGAATAAACGATGCCGCCGTTGGAGGCGGTGAGGGATGCGGCGGTGCCGCCCCGGGTAAGGCCGAGCTGCCCGGTCCATCCCAGCGTCAGCGACGTCGCCGCCAGCAGCGCCGAGGCCGGCGTGCCACCCAGCGTCAAGGTGACGTTGGTGTCGTCGGTCTTGGTCAGCGCCGCACCGGTGACGCCGATGACGCCGGCCGCCGACAGCGTGATCGGCGCGGTCGCGCTCACCGCCATGGTGCCAGCCGCGGCCGGAATGTTGATGGTGACGGTGCCGAGCGCGCCAGCGACCGGCTGCAGCGTCACGGTGCCGGAGGTTGCGTTCTGGAAGCCGATTGAACCCACGGCGGTGCCGGCCAGTCCAAGCACCGGCGTGCGGGTGACCGACGGCACCCCCGAGCCATTCGCATTGACAACGCCGCCCGCCAGCGTCGCGAGCCCGGTGACGGTGTTGGCTGCGCTCGAATAGAGGATTTGGTTGATGGTGGTGGTCGACGGCCACGCCGCGGTCGACCACGCCGGCGCGCCGGAGGCTCCGGACTGCAGCATCTGCTGCGCGGTCGCGGTGCCGGCCAGGATCGCAAGATTGGTCGCGCCGGAATAGACGATGCCGCCATTGGAGGCGATCAGCGTGGTGTAGGGCGCGTTGATCGAGACCACGCCCCCCGCGGAGACCGAGATCGGCGCCGTACCGGTGATGGCACCCCCGCCCGAGGAGGTGACACAGGTCGGGCACGTCATCAGGCCGCTCGTAGCATTGATTACGAGCGGGCTGGAGGCGGTTCCGACCAAGGTGCCTGCCGAGGTGGGCAGCAGGCTGACCGCGCTCCCGGCGGCCGCCTGGGCGCGCAGGATCGCCGTTCCGGAGGTCGCCCCCGCCAGCCCGACCTCGCCGGTCGAGGTGCCGGGGATGCCGAGCACCGGGTTGGTGACCGCGGTCGGTACCGCCGAGGCCCCGGTGCGGTTGCCGAGCACGGTGCCGCCGGCGATCGCCGACAGCGCCGTCGGCGGGATCGAGCGCCACTGCGCCAATCCCTGCGCCCCGGTGTCGTTGCCGCAGAACTTGTTGGCCGGCGCGGTGGTGCCGCACTGCGCGAAGGCGGATCCGGCCGTGAGGACCACGAGCGCAAGCGCGGCGAAGATCGAACGAAGGATTTTCATCAGGCGCTCCCGAGCGTCCAGGTGTTGAGCGAAGCGATCGGGCGGAAGACGTAGCCGCCATAGGGGCTCTCGATCGAGACGATGCTGTTGCCGTCGGCGGCCTCGACCCCGGTGAACTGCACGATGATGCCGTTGCCGACCGCGTCGGCGGTGCCGGCGATGTCCTTCACCAGCGGC